CTTAAATTCTGAGAGGATTTTAGCGGAAGCTAAAGTTTCTAAATTAATTCGTTCACTTGATTGAGGTATTTATGCGTTATTATGTTATGGCCGTTAAGGACCTTGCTGCCCAGACATTTGGGCAGTCTTTTGTTGCTAAGCACCCTAATGAAGCGGTGCGTTCTTTTACTGATGAAGTTAATCGTGCTCCTGATGTTGGTGGTCAGAATAATTTGTGGGCTCATCCTGACGATTTTGAGTTATATTGTGTTGGTCAGTATGATGATTCTACTGGTGAGCTTATTCCTAATTCTCCTATTGAGTTGATTGTACAGGCTAAGCATGTTTCTAAGCGTCCTCCAGGTGTTCCTTCTCCCCACCTTGCTTTAAATGGTGGGATGGATTCTAAATCTGTTGTTATGTAATTAGGACGCCCCAAGTTTACTTGGGGCGTAATTTTTTGGAGTGTGTTTTATGTTTATGAATAAGTCTGTTGATGTTCATCAATTTGCTATGGTTCCTCGTTCTGAGATTCCTCGTTCTTCATTTCGTATTGAGCGTGGTTTAAAGACCACGTTTGATGCCGGTTATTTGGTTCCGATTTTTTTAGCTGATGTGCTTCCCGGTGATACTTTCCGTCTTCAGATGACTGCTTTTACTCGGTTGGCTACGCCTCTTTATGCTCTTATGGATAATTTGCATTTAGATACGTTTTTCTTTTTCGTTCCTAATCGCCTTGTGTGGACCCACTGGGTTAATATGATGGGTGAGCAGGCGAATCCCGGCGATTCTATTTCTTATACTATTCCTCAGCAGGTTTGCCCTGCCGGTGGTTATGCTGTTAATTCTTTGCAGGATTATATGACGTTGCCTACTGTTGGTCAGGTTGGTGGTGCTAATACGGTTTCGCATTCTGCGCTTCCCCTTCGTATGTATAACCTTATATGGAATCAGTGGTTTCGTGATGAGAATTTGCAAAATTCTGTTACTGTTGATACTGGTGATGGTCCTGATACCGTTGCCAATTATACTTTGCTTCGCCGCGGTAAGCGGTTTGATTATTTTACTTCCTGTCTTCCTAACCCTCAGAAGGGTTCTTCGGCAGTTACTTTGCCTTTAGGTAGTTCGGCTCCTATTAAGACTACTGAATATGCTAATCAGGCTATTAATTTGAATGATTCTATTGGTAAAGGTGTTGGTACTAATGCTAATCGTGCTTTTTTTGCTCAGGTTGGTGAGACTTATACTTCTGATCGGGCTTTGTATGCTGATCTTTCTTCTGCTACTGCTGCTACTATAAATGCTATTCGTCTTGCGTTCCAGACTCAGCGTTTGTTAGAGCGGGATGCTCGTGGTGGTACTCGTTACACTGAGATTATTCGTTCTCATTTTGGTGTTGCTTCTCCCGATGCTCGTTTGCAGCGTCCTGAGTATCTTGGTGGTGGTTCTACCCCTATTACTATTTCTCCGATTGCTCAGACTTCTGGCACTTCGGCTTCTGGTACTACTACGCCTCTTGGCACTTTGGCTGCTATGGGTTCTGGTCTTGCCCGTGGTCATGGTTTTTCTGCGTCTTTTGTTGAGCATGGTTATGTGATTGGTCTTGCTTCTGTCCGTGCTGATTTGAATTATCAGCAGGGTTTGGATCGTCATTGGTCTCGTTTGACACGTTATGATTTTTATTTTCCTGTGTTTGCTATGCTTGGTGAGCAGGCTGTTTTGAATAAGGAGATTTACTGTGATGGATCCGCTAATGATGCCTCGGTCTTCGGTTATAATGAACGTTGGGCGGAATATCGTTACATGCCCAATAAGATTACCGGGTTGTTTAAATCTACGTCCGCCGGTACTATTGATGGATGGCATCTCGCGCAGAAGTTTACCGCGCTTCCCACGTTGAATTCTACTTTTATTCAGGATACTCCCCCTGTTTCTCGTGTTGTTGCTGTTGGTTCATCTGCTAATGGTCAGCAATTTTTGATGGATGCTGTTTTCGATATTAATGCGGCTCGTCCTCTGCCTATGTATTCTGTTCCCGGTCTTGTTGACCATTTCTAGGGGGTTTTATGACTGTTGCCGCTCCTGTTAATACTAATTGGGATACATTTGTTGCCCAAATGGTAATTATGAATATGGCTTTTAATTTTTATCTTCATTACGACTCAGATTTCCTTACTTCTATGAATGCTGCTACTGAGTTTTTTAATGATGCTTGGGCTGTTATGCCTTCTACTTATCCTTTTATTGTGGAGTGATTTGTGTTTGGTCTTGATGATCTTGCTGGTGCTTCTCTTTTTGCTTCTGGTGCATCTCTTTTAGGTGGTTTTTTTTCTAATAATTCCAGTAAAAAAGCTGCTCAAGCTCAGATGGCTTTTCAGGAGCGTATGGATAATACTAAATATCAGCGTGCTGTTAAGGATCTAGATGCTGCTGGTTTAAATCCTATGCTTGCTTATGGTAATGGTGTTGGTGGTGCTCCTTCTGGTGCTTCTTATACTGCTCAGAATCCTGTTCCTGGTGCTGTTTCTTCTGCTTTGGATGCTGCTCAGGTTGCTAAGATTAAGGCAGATACTGCTGTTTCTACTGCTCAGGCCGCTAAAACTGCGGCTGATGTTCCTAAGTCTGAGACTAAGGGTAAAATTTGGAAGAAGATCGATGAGTTAATTTCACCCGGTATTTCTTCTGCTAAGCATGGTAAGATGTCTGATAAAGCTGTTGATTCTCTTAAGGAATTATATCCTGATGAGTTTCCTGATGATCGTTCTCCTTTGCATAAGGTTATTGATCGTATTGGTGAATGGAATCCTTATGGTCTTGGTTTATAGTTTTTATTAATGTTTGGAGGTTATTATTTATGCATGATTCTGATTCTCGTGTTACTGTTCCTTTTGTTCGTAATCCCTATAATTATGATGCTATGGCCGTTTCTGATGAAACCGGCTTGTTTTGTTCTGATCCTTCTCGTACTTCTCAGTCTTTTGCTGAGGAATCGGATATTAATTGGATCGTTGATCGTTTTGTGAAAACTGGAGTTCCTCCCGATGGTATGGCTAATCCTCAATTTGGTGATTTTACTGATTTGCCTTCTGATTATCATTCTGCTTTGAATCAGATCCGCAATGCTGATGCTGCTTTTATGACGCTACCTGCCAAGGTGCGTTCTGAGTTTGATAATGACGCTGGTAAGCTTCTCGCGTTTATGAACGATCCTAAAAATTTGGATCGTGCGGTTGAACTCGGCATTATCGATGGCAAGGACTTATCCCCGGCAGGCGGAGCCGCTCCCAAGCGCGAAGCTCTGCCTGCGGGGGGTAAGTCCCCTGTTTCCGTCAAACCTTCTAAAAAGGTTGTTTCTGATGGAAATAGCGGGGGTGATGAGGGGGACGAGTAATCGTCCCCCTTTGGGCCTATACCCTACTTGTTCCTAATAGGCCCAGTGACAGAAACCATTATTCAGGAGTTTATTATGAAGCCACTTAAACGTAGTCCAGTTTCTAAGCATCATTCTGCTAAGGCGTTTCGCCATCATGTTTCGCACACTAAGGGTATTAATGTCACTGCCCCTATGCGTGGCGGTATTCGTATGTAAAAAAAGGGGGGCTTGCCGGCCCCCCTTTAATTCTTCACTTTCTGTCCCCGCGCAAAGGGAGGTACTTATGCCTTGTTATTCTCCCGGACGATCTCGGTCCGGTCAAGCAGTTTCTTGTGGTGGCTGTAAATTTTGTCGGCTTAAATATTCTGGTGAATGGGCTGTGCGATGTATGCACGAAGCCTCTTTATATGCCGAAAATTGTTTTATTACGCTTACTTATGATGATAAGCGTCTTCCTTTTGGCTATGATATCCGTGAGGGTTTGATTTATTCTCATTTTCAGATTGATTTTTTAAAGGCTTTGCGTGATCGCTGTGGTGGCCTGACGAAGGTCAGGCACCACAATTTTGGTCGTATGAATTCTAAGACAAAAAAGCCGTGGCCTGAGTTTCATCGTCCTATTCGTTTTTATATGTCTGGTGAGTATGGTGATAAAAATCAGCGGCCGCATTGGCATGCGTGTCTTTTTAATTTTGATTTTTCTGATCGTTATTTTTGGCGTTGGCGTAAATATCCTAATGGCCAAAAATATCCCGTATATCGTTCTCCTACGCTCGAAGAGCTATGGCCTTATGGTAATTCTGAGATTGGTTCTGTCACGTTTGAGAGCGCTGGCTATTGCGCTCGTTATACTATGAAAAAAGTTACTGGTGATCGTGCTGATTTACATTATCGCATCGTTGACGATGCAACTGGTCGTGTTTTTCAACGTCGTCCTGAGTTTTGTGAGATGTCCACTTCTCCCGGTATTGCTGCCGGGTGGTTTTCTAAATTTCATTCTGATGTGTTTCCTTTGGATCGTGTTGTGCTTCGTGGTGGTCGTGAGGTTAAGCCACCCCGTTTTTATGATCGTAAATTTTTTCAGATGACTAAGGAGACATTGCCTGTGGCTCCTTTTTTTGATCCTCGTACTGGTGAGTTATTTGAAGCTGATTGTTCTCCCGTGTTAGATAATATTAAGTTTGATCGGATGGTTGCAGTGAAACGTAAGCTTGACAACCCCGATCGTCCTAGCTTAAATTCTGAGAGGATTTTAGCGGAAGCTAAAGTTTCTAAATTAATTCGTTCACTTGATTGAGGTATTTATGCGTTATTATGTTATGGCCGTTAAGGACCTTGCTGCCCAGACATTTGG